GAAGCCAGAAATACGGCAGAAGGTAATATCTGTCGTCCTCTGGAATTGGCGGAAAGACCAGAACAAATGAAGTAATGTCCGTGGTTGATGAAAGGTCAAGACCGCCGTAGCAGATTCTGCCTTCCAGAAAAGATTCATCAAACTCGACTTTGCAGGCATCCCATTTGTGCATCGGCATCCAGCGGACATCCTGCTTCACCCACTGGTCGAGCCTGAGCTGACGGAATACATTTTCTTCAGCAGGATTCTGCTTTGCTGATTCACAGGCAGTTTCCACTTTATCGATTCCGATGGTTTCTCCAAGCGAGGGATTGGCTTTTTTCCATACCTCTGGGTCAGTCCAGTCGTCATCTTCATCGACACCGTAAATCACCGGATAGAAAGTTTTATCGATTTTGCGACCTTCCAGAATATCCTTTGCTTTTTGATGCTGTTCGTAGCAGATGCTGTGAATGTCCGTTCCGGCAGTTGTGATAAGAAAATATAAAGGCTGCATTCTGGCATCGCCTGAGCCTTTGGTCATGACATCAAATAATTTCCGGTCGGGCTGAGAATGTAGCTCATCGAACACGACTCCATGAATATTAAAGCCATGCTTGCTGTATGCCTCTGCGGAAAGCACCTGATAAAAAGAATTTGTCGGCAGATACACGATTCTTTTCTGGGAGGTCAGAATTTTGACGCGCTTGGAGAGTGCCGGACACATCCGCACCATGTCGGCAGCAACATCGAAAACGATGGAGGCCTGCTGTCGGTCGGATGCACAGCCGTAGACTTCTGCCCTCTGCTCACCGTCCCCGCAGGTCAAAAGCAGAGCAACAGCGGCGGCAAGCTCGGACTTGCCGTTCTTTTTCGGGATTTCGATATATGCCGTATTGAACTGCCGGTAGCCGTTGGATTTGATAATGCCGAAAATGTCTCTGATGATTTTTTCCTGCCAGTCCAGCAGTTTGAACGGCTTTCCTGCCCATGTGCCTTTCGTATGGCTGAGACATTCGATAAAACTGACAGCATAGTCAGCCGCCTGCTTGTCATAATGCGAACCCTCCGCCATGAATTCAGTCGGCTGATAATTTTTCAGTTTCGTCAAATCTCTCACCCCCACGAAAAACAGCCCTCCGAAGAGAGCCGTTTCATATGATAAACAGAAGAGGGCTTTGTATCGCCCTCTCTCGTTTTTAATTGTATTCCTGCATCAGGATTGCAAGTGCCGCTTCTGCTTCTTTGGTCTGGGGCGGAACATCCAGCCCTCTGTCGAAGTTGTACACAATTTCGCTGTTCTGCCTGAGTGTTGCCTTGCTGATTCTGCCGTTTTCGATGCCGTATTCGCTCGGCTCATCATAGGCTTTCACCCAGTAGTGAATTACCGTGTAGCCGCCTTCCTTTTTCGGTACTCCAATTGTACCTTCATGCCATAAATCGTTGCTCATGCTTGTTTTCCTCCATGTTTCTTGATTTTCGGCTCGGTTTCCCGTTCCGTTATACACAGTATAAATCAAAACCGGAGAAATAGCAAGTGTGAATAATTCCAGACTTTCCGGCGATATTTCGGGCAGTATTGTGTAGATAACACCATTTGAAGTTTTCAACATTTCATTGTTGAAAGATTGTGGAAAACTCTTAGCCATTGTTTTCTGTATCAATGATTCCTTCGATTGCTTCTGGAGTCATTTCGCTGTAGCAGTCTGAGCAGACACCCTGATGACGGGTAATCCAGATAAGCTCTTCTGTCTTTTTTCCGCAGAATCTGCAAATGAAGTCTGCTTTGTCAGCATGATGCTGTTCCCTCTGCAAAGCCCTGCCACAAATTGGTGGCAGCCATCTGCCTTTTTTGGCATCAAATAAATAAAACCAGTCAATGCTCCAGTCAGATGCTTTCAGGGCATCAATGCTTCTGTGACAAAATGCCGCAGTCATCGGCTCACCACGGTCACGATGATAAGCTACTGTTACACCCTTTACCCTGTCTTTAAAGCTGTGTTCTTCCTCCGGATTTGGTGCGGTGCGTTCGCCAAGGATGCTGATGTCCCCAAGTTTCAGAAGTGCTTCCACCTTTTTGAGGGTGCTGTAATTTTTTGTCAAGATGGGGAGCTGATACTCCGGATACCCATCTGAATGACAGTAGATTGTTCTGGTGCTGCCGTCAGGATTCAAAATTCCGATTCTCGACCTTGTACTCATTTTCTGTACCTCCGTTTGTGATTCCGTCGGGCTTTCCGCCTTTCGGTAGTACACAGTATACCGTCATTCCAGTGATAAGTCAAGCAAAATCTGCAAAGTAAATGTACCAAACATGAGCTTTGAAAATTTACATATTCTGTGACAAATATTCCAGACTGGTCTGGCAGAACCTTCCGGCTCTGCCCCAGCCCACAGTGCAGGCGGGCTTATCTGCCCGTTCTGCACTCCCATTCCAGTTCGCAAGCCTCGTCGTAGTAATCTTCGAAATCCTCGTCATCGTTGTAGCAGTCGGTTTCGTAGTCGATGTCGCTTACTTCTTCAAAGGTGGTGTTTTCGTCTTCGGCTGCCTTTTTTGCAAGCTCCTCAGCGTGTGCCTCAACCCAGTCCGTGAACTCGTCGTCATCGTAGCCTTCGTTCTCAACCTCAAGTTCGTAGAAGTAGTCGGCATCTGCCCAGGTAATAATTGCCTTTGCGATGTACTCTTCGTTCCAGTTGGGCTTGGCTGCCTTTGCTCTTGCCAGTGCTTCATTGTAGCTAATCATGTTCGTTTCCTCCATGTTTCGTTGTTTTTCGCTTTTGGGCTTTCCCCCTTGCGTTGTGTCTATATTACCTCTAAATCGAGATAAAGTCAACGAATAAATACACCAAAGATGTACTTTTTTATCTGGTGGATTGTGTGTTTTTCTGACAACAAACAAACCGCATCCGGAAAATGGATACGGCTTGTTTCTTTTCAGAAAATTTTTCTTGCATTTTTTCGGATTCTGTGCTATACTGGAATCATAAGCTCCTGATGATAATCGGCATCAGCCCGTCAGGTGTGGGAATGAAGTGCTGAATGTCCCAGAACAGCTTGCTGTAGTGTTCAATCTGCTCATCGGTTAGACCGCAGAAATCCTCTTCCGTGAGTCCGCAGAGGAAAAATGTACCTCTGATGACTCCGTATCCCTCAACGATTCGGTTCAGCGGAAGGTTCAGGGCAATGCCGTCCTCGTTGCAAACTAATCCAACCGGCTCTTCATATGGGTAGATTGCTTCAATGTATCCGCCCACGATGCCCTGCAAATTTTTGAGCGTGTGTTCGATTTCTTTCACGACCGGATGCTTTCCAGCTTCGCATACTAAAATTTTCATGGTGATTTCTCCTTTTTTCTTGTTTTGACTGAGCCGCCGTGTCGCCGTTTGTGGGGCTGGTTACCGAAAGGGGATAACCCTTGCGGGGATACCCTTGCCAGCCCGACACAGGCGAACGTGGCAGATTTGGTGCGGTTATTCAGGGATATATTTTTCGTGAATGATTCCCAGAATTTTGTCCTGCTCTTCTCTCGAAATGCCGAGGCTTTCGAGTGCCTGACGTGTACCGCAGTCCGGACAAATCAGCGTAGTGCAGTCTTCTCTGGATGTTGCAGGAACACCCGTGTAGATTTTTCCGCAGAGGGGGCAGTTGCGTTCAATGCGTTCATTTTTCATGCTTTGTTCACCCCTTTCAGACTTTTCTGGCAGGCTTCATAAATCAGCCTCATGTCAAAGCCGAAATCGTAGTAGCCCTGTCTGCAAACCTGAATATAATATCCGGTCGGCACTCCCAGCGGTCGCTCTTCATGCATGATGTAGACGAATGCCGTCCTTTCGGCTGTGCCTTTGCCGTCAAAAAATTCAATCGGCAGGCGAATGGATTTCTTGTAGTAGAATTTTGGAAAACCCTCGTACAAATCCAGCTTTGCTTCATCCTCAGCGGTGACTTCCCACACACCAACGGGGACATATGAGCCTTTCTGCGGCTCGATTGTTAGGTAAGAACCTGTTTTGCTTCCTTTGAACAGCAGTGCATAGTCGTGGATGATTGCCGTTCCGACTGGCTTTGCATCAGGACAGCGGCATTTCATCTGGGCGATATTGAGGTTTGAGCCGTAGGCAAGGTAGTAGCGTTTTCTGCTCATTGCAGTCATTCCTTTCCGAAGAGAATCCTCTTCTACCACCTTAAGACCGCCGAAGCGGTCAGGCGGTGAAGGCTCTCTCCGTTAGGAGTTTGCCTTGCCCAGTTCGTAGGCTCTTTCGAGCATTTTGCGAATCGACCATACACCTACCTCGAAGAAGTCCTCGCTGTCGCAGTTCCGTGTGTCCAGTCCGCCTCTTGCTTCGATGCTGTAGCATTCTTCCTTTGCAATCTGCTCCAGTGCCTTTTCGATTTCCTTGTTCATGTTCGTTTACCTCGTTTCTTGAATTCGGTGGGCTTTGCCCTTCCGTTGTGTAGTATATTACCATACTTTCTGGAGAATTGCAAGCGGCTAAATGTACAAAACATTTGTGGCGATATTCCTTGATTTGTTGTGTAGTTTACACCATCAGGGAATCAGGGATATTTTTCGGAAAATTTACGGGCTGTTTCGAGAACCGCCGTATCAAATCCAAGTTCCTGATAGGCTGTCCGGAGCAGTTCGTAATAATGGGGAATCGGTGCGGAACGCTGATAGCTGTGGGGCATGAAATAATACATCGCATCGACGGTTTTTCCGTTCAAATCCACCTTGTCAAAGCCTTTTTTGTACAGGTGCGGAAAGCCCTCGTAGCGGTCGAGTGCCTTTTCGTCTTCCGGCTGAATTTCCCAGAGCAGAACCGGAACGCTGCTTTCTTCATCATGTTCCACCGTAGCTACTCCGCTGAATACCAGCCTGTTGCCTTTGAGTTCACTCGTGCCGAGTACCTTTGCCGTGGGGCAGCGGTACTGCATCGACGGAATGTCTAAGTTTGAGCCGTAAGCCAAATAAATCATTCTGAAAACCTCCATAGTTGTAGTCGGTGGGCTTTCTGCCCATCCGCTGTACACCATGTTACCATAAAAAATCACATTTATCAAGTGGATAAAAGCACAAATTGTTTTTGGCGATTTTTCGCCGGTTGTTGTGTAGTTTACACCCTTCCGCACAGCTCGCTGTGTGGGGCTTCTGTGGGGGCTGTCCGCCTTGGTGGGGCAGGTTTGCGGAACGTTTCCGTCCTGCCCGACGTGTGCGAACGTGGCGGCTTTGTGGGGCAAGCCCTCGGCGGGGCTTATGCCCTGCCGAAGCGGAATGCGTTGTCGCCCTCCAGATTTTCAGTTAAAACCTGTCTTGCGGTGGCGAACTCTGCACCTATAAAGCCCATTCTCATCAGCCATGTCCGCATGGCGAACTTTTTGTTTTCCTTCTGCTGTTCCTTGGGGCTGGCGGTCTTGACATCCTTTGCCATCTGGCTCATCGCAAGGCAGAGCTGAATGTAGCTTTTGAGTTTGCCTGCGTGGATGCCGTTCTTTTTGCCGTTGGCAGGCTTGTCGAACTGGAACATTCTGAACTCGACCGTGCCTTTGGTGAAGGTAGCATGAAGGTTGAGCATATGGTAGCGGCTGTGGTTGTAATGCTCGTTTCTGCCGTAATTGCAGCCCTGCGAACCGTACCAGATGTCTGCAAGCTGTGCCATTGTCGTGGGCTTTCTGCGGTTGAGTTGTTCAAGAAAATGCGGGTCAACCGTCTGGCAGTAGGTGTGCATTCTGTCGCTGTCCACCTTGATGGCTTCTGCAATCAGCGTTTCGTGGCTCGCCATGATGTTCGCAAGGTTTCTGAGGCTCTGCGGTGTGTGTCCCTGTGCGCCGATGTGAATGTGAACGCCGCATCTGAGGCTGTAGTCGCTTCTTGCGCCTGCGTGACGGAGCTTTCTGACCAGTTCCTGCAGGGTTTCGATGTCCTCGTAGTGAAGAATCGGTGTGACCAGTTCGCAGGCTTCGCCATTCTGTACTCTAATGCTGCTGTCGCTCATGAATTTCCATTCTCTGCCCTGTGCATCCCATGCGCTCCATGCGCTGTAGCCGTAGCCTCTGTATTCGTATCTGCCTGTGCCGAAGTAGTCGGCGGCGATTCTTGCGGCTTCTTTTCTGGTGATGCAGGTCATTTCAACCTCGCAGCCAATCGTCTGGGTTTTCATTCTTGCAATCTGTGCTTCTGTCTTTGCGTTCATTGTGGTATCCTCCTGAAAAGTGTTTTTTGTGGATTTTTCGGGGTTTTCCCCTTTCGGTAGTAACATATTAACTCTTTTCAGAAGAAATAGCAAGCCGCTAAATGTACAGAATATAGCGGAAAATACACCTTTCCTATCTGGTGTATTTACACACTTGATAAATTTGATTTTTTATGGTAAGATAAAGTAAAATGAAAAAGCTGTCTCAATGCCGGAAGCCCCCAGCTCAGTTGGGGACTGAGCCGGAGACTTCAAATCAGTTCTGAATTTCTTTTTCTATAATGTTCCGCCAAGCCCTGTCATCAGCATAGGCGGCTTTTTCGGCAGATTCTTTTGTTTTGAAAACGCCGATGATTTTCGGTGGGTCACCTAATTCGATTACAATATAGCACTTCATTCCGCACCCTCCAGCGAATCATCGCAGACGGCAAGTCCACTGATGAGTTTCCTATAAATGTTGGTGTATCGTTCACGCTCTGCACCTTCGCAGGCATTCATGCCCTTAAGGAAAAAGGTGATCGCTTCCTTTCGGCTGTTCCAGACCTGTTTCTGTCCGTAGCAGACAGTCGTTACGCTGTCGATGACCTTGAAATCGTCCACACCCTCAATGAGTGCAAGGCTTCTGCCGTTCTGCCAGTTCAGGTGTATGTTGCCAGCGTCATCCACTAAAACAACTTCACCAATCGTTCCGGAGGGAACGGGCTGAGGGTCATTCATATGAATCAGGCGGATTTTCGTACCTTTTGGATATTTTGCACGGAGCTTTTCCAGTTCCTCATCAGTCGGAAATTTCATCAGAATCCTCCTTTTTGGGCTTGCCGTGGCGAAATGCACTGCTTCCGGTCAGATTCCGGAGCAGGACTTTTCTGGTCTGCTTGAAATCCGCACCAATCATGCCGATGCGAAGCAGAAAGCACCTGAATGCATACTTTTCGTTATCGCTGGTATCAGGCTTGCTGTTGACACGCTTCTGATTCTTTGCGAAATCGCACAGCATCGAAATAAACTGCTGATATGCACTGCTGTCTTCCGGACTGGAAAGTGTAAACCACGGAAATTCGATGGTTTCATCTGTTTCGATGATTTCGAGTGAATCCGTTTCAAAGGCGTGTTTCAAAAGATGAGCCTTGTTTTCGGTGATTTTATGCAAATTTTCAAGTGCCGTTTCATCAAGCGTTTCTTTCGGCATAGCCACTGTGAATATTTCCGCCTTTGATTCAGCGTGGTATCCTGCGGAATCAAGCCATTCTATGACCATTTCCGCAATGCCGCTGTCCATGCTGTCGCTGAAGCTGAGAACAGCCTCTGTATTCAGTGTGAAATCTCCAATCCGGTATGCAAAGCTGGGTGCGCCCAGATACTTCACATCTTCACCAACGATTTCAGAGATTTTTTCAGCCATTGCCTTACGCTGATTTTTGTCAATCAGATATCTGATTTCCATATTGTGACCTCCTTGTTTTTTTGGTAGTCACATATTACCTCGTTTTTCACAGAATTGCAAGCCGCTAAAACGGAGAATATTAAAATTATATTTCTATAAAATTTGTAAATTATATTTAACCAGCATAATAAGCGATTCCTGCAAGCACAAACCACGCACACGGCAAGGCGATGCCATTCCCATATAACTTATACTCTGCACTGTCAGAATATGGATTTTCGAGCCACTTCCTGATTTGTTTTTCCGTTTTCGGCTTTTTGTGGTTGATGCTGTTCCATTCGTTCCAGACATTTGTCCAGAACTGAATTTCCTCATCTGTCGGATTTGGATTGTCCAGATTTTTGCACCACCAATCCGGCAGACCTTGCAGTCTGGCACATTCTGTGGGTGTCAGCCTGCGGACAATGTATGCTGGCTCATTGTTAGGAGTATCATTCACGACAGGCGGGTCTTTCCAGTCGGATGCAACGAGAGTATTCGCCTGTTCGTGTGTGGCAACTGTATGATGTGAATTTTTGCTTGTGGAATAATGGTCGCCGTTGGGGTGAACGACTGTTGCAGGACCTCTTGCAACGGCAGTCCCAGCTACATCTTCCGAAATACAAAAATGATTGTCCCTCGAAATTGTGTAAGCAGGTTCAGACATAGCCACTGCTGGAACTTCCACGGTATTGAGCGTGTACATGATTTCGCTCTCTTTATAGCCATTTCCTTGGTGTGACGGTCTTGAGCCGTTGCCCTCAATGACAACCATTCCGCCTTGATTTTTGCAAGGCGACTGATTGGAAGTATCCAGAGTCCGTGAAGTTTCCGCTTCATAAAATCCGCTGTGCGGATTGTCAGAAAGCATCGCATTGCTGTGCTTTGCACAAATGCCGTAAACTTTCGGAGTTTCCATCAGAAGAGGGACATTTCCTCCGCCTGTACCGCATCTTGATGTTAAAGTCTGACAAACATTATCATCAGAAATTTTTATTCTTCCATCAGAAGGGTGATTTTCTACGACGAAAGGCTGATTGTTGCCACCCATGCCGTAGGTAGCCGCTACAGTCGGAGCGATTTCCAAAGGACCTGTGTATCTTGAATCCTGACTGTGATTTTCATATACTGTTGCAGGAACGACACCAGCTCGGAGCGTGGGAGATTTTTCTTCCTCGTATCCGATTCCTCTTGATTGGGCTGAATGTTCCGTACAGAATCCTGCTGATTCCAATACACATGGTGGATGATGACTTTCCGCACGGAGTGTAGCCGTTTTATCTTTCAGAACGTCTATTCGTTCTCCGCCTTGGTCACACAGGCAGATATTTTCGCCTGCTGTTCGAGAGCTTTTTTCAGCACGGCAGGCAGTTCCTTGCCACGTTCTGATGCTCTCCGCAGAATACCCTGACAAGCCTTCGGACTCAAATAATATGTTTCCGGCACATTGTCCATCAAAATCTGCGACAAGGTAGATGCGTTTTCTTCTCTGGGGAACTCCCCAGTATTGAGCATCGAGAGTTCGCCATGCGACGGAGAAATTTTCTCCCATGATTTTGCCTGATTTTGTCCATCGTTCCGGAGGTCGAGGAATAAATATATCTGATTCTTTGATTTGGCAGATTTTTTCAAGGACGATTCGGAAGTCTTCTCCGTCTGCGGAGCTGAATAGTCCGGGGACATTTTCTGCGACAAGGAATCTTGGATATTTGCCATTTGTTGCTTCCCTCATTTCTTTTACAATTCTCATAAACTGGAAAAATAATCCCGTTCTTGCGGCATGAAGACCGAGACGCTTCCCAGCCTGAGAGACATCGGTGCAGGGGAATCCTCCTGTGATAATATCCACAGGTGGAAGCTCCGCACCGTTCAGCTTATTGACATCACCGAAATGCTGTACATCAGGCAGGCGATTATGTGTGACAAGAATTGGATATGGTTCAATTTCTGACAGCCATATCGGTTTGATACCTGCCAGCATTCCGGCAAGTTCAAATCCGCCTGAACCGGAGAACAGGCTACCCAGTGTTAATTTTTTCATGGCTGTCCTCCTTTGCGTTCCGGCATAAATCAAGAAAATCATTTCTGATTTGCGTGTCTCTGTAATAATCGACTACTCTTGGAATTTCGTGCGTGTAAATTGGTCTGCCGATAATGCCCGATAAATAGTCGTAAAAATAAAACAGGTCATCGCCTTTGAGCATGGCAATTCCTGTATATGCCATCAGAATGGCACATTCTTGTTTTGTAATCATTTGTTTCCTTTCATATCATTAACTGGTTCCTGCTGTTCGCTTAATTCCTGAATCCTGCGGTTAATGTACCAGATTGCTTTCTGCAAATCCTGAATTTCGGTTTCCTTGCTCTTCTTTCCGGAACGTGAAATGTATTTAACAGCATTTCCCAGACAATAACCAAAATTTTTATCTTCGATAAATTCAATTACTTCTATCTTACCGTCAGCGTAGTAGCTTGGGTGATTGATATTATCCATTTTCATTACCTCTCAAATCAGCATAAGAAATTTTCTGCCCATCACGGACAACATACACATCTGCCGCCTTGCCGTTTTCGGAGATGTACTTTCTGAAACGCTCCACAGCCACATCTACGAATTTCGGCTCTAATTCAATACCATAACAGATACGGTCGAGCTGTTCGCAGGCAATCAGTGTCGATGCTGAACCTAAAAATCCGTCAAGCACCAGACCATTGGACTGCGTACACTGCTGAATCAGATAGGCAATCAGCGGCACAGGTTTTGAGCTTGGGTGTCCGCATCCGTCCTCCTTGGAATTTTTGATGCGGTCAAACTCAAAGACGGTTTTCTGTTTCTGGTCGCCGTACCAGATATGCTTGCCGTCTTTCCGCCAGCCCCAGATAATCGGCTCATGGATATATTTCCAGTCCGTTCTTGTCAGAACAAGGCGGTCTTTCTTCCAGACCAGACCTGCACCAACCTTGAAACCAGCATCTTCGTAGGCATCATGAAATACACGTGCTTTCGATGTTGCATAAAATACATAAATGCTTGCATCCTTTGCCATTGCTTCATGGAATCGTTCAAATGCGGATTTCAAAAAAGCATAGCCTTTTTCATCGTCAAGGTCATCGTTCTTGATTTTTCCTGATGTACTGGTTAAATTGACCAGATACGGCGGGTCTGTGCAGACGAGGTTGACTTTGGTATCGCCCAGCAGAACCCTATAAGTTTCCGGCAGAGTGGAATCTCCGCAGATAACCGTATGCCTGCCGATATGCCATACATCTCCGGTTTTGGAGAAACACGGCTTTTCGAGTTCCGCATCGACATCGAAATCGTCCTGCTGTGCTTCTGCATCATCAGCGAACAGGTCAGCAAGCTCTTTCTCGTCAAAGCCTGTGAGGGAAAGGTCAAAATCATCATTCTGTAATTCTGACAATTCCACAGCGAGCATTTCATCGTCCCAGCCTGCGTTAAGCGACAGCTTATTATCCGAGATGATATAGGCTCTTCGCTGAGTTTCTGTCAGATGACTTTCCATAACGCACGGGACTTTTTGCAGTCCGAGCTTTTTCGCACCATAAAAACGACCATGCCCACAAAGGATGGTATTATCTTCTGCGATAATAATCGGAGAAAGAAAGCCAAATTCCTTGATGGAAGCGGCAATCTGTGCGATTTGTGCATCAGAATGTGTTCTTGCATTTCTTGCGTAGGGAATGAGCGTATCAATATCTGCAAGAAAATATTGTGTATCTTTGTGTTCACTCATAAATTTTCACCCTCCCTATCATTTTTTGGAACTGCCGTTCTGCACCGTCAATATCACCAGAGCAGGCTTGCTTCCGGAGTGCTTTGAACTGCTGAACGGTCAGCATATTCAATTTTCTGTAATATCTGAATTTCTGAATGATTTCTCTTAAAGTGTACATTTTATCTCCCATTCTTGCGGTGTAAGATTCTTTGCAGACCTTTTCGGGCATTCATGACATTGCCTTTTTTGGCTTGCCCCTTGATGGTATTATATTGCTGTTTGGTGAGATGCGGTCTGCTGTCCTTGAGTTCTCTCCAAAAGACATAATCTGTATTTGATTTCATAATATCCTCACTTTCTGTTCCGGAGAAGCTGTTCCATCAGGTCGTCCTGCGGATTTCCCTGAAATTCTGTGGAGCAGTTTTCACGGACAATGGTAAAAATCTGATTCCAGCAGATATTTGCCTGTTTCAGATATGACTGACTCATTGCAACGTAAGGCGATGCAATTGGAGCAGAAGTTGTCGGATGTTTCGCAATATAGCCAGTTCTTGAGATGACTTCCTCACAGTGAATCCATCTCGAAATTGTCATGGCATACTGCTCTATCAGGTATTCGCTGACGAGTTCCGCACATCCGCGGGCTTTGAGCCACTCGTAGACGTTTTTATAGACTTCTTCCGCATACAGTTTTGTGCCGTCACGCTGAATCATGGTCATGAATTCTTTCACCGGAGGAATATCAGCGGCTTTGAGTTCTGCAGGTTGCATCATGACTTCGGCACGTTTTCCTTCGCTGATTTTTTCGGTCAGAGCCTTTCGGGGTCTGCCTGCACCGGGTCTTGCACCGCCACGGTTTGTACCGTCCTTTGCCATGTTTGAATTCCTCCCGTCTTTGAATTTTTTGAATAAAATATCAAATATCCGCCTGTTACCGCAGATATACGAAAAAAGTATAAATTTTCTGTAAACGAACAGAAAATTTATACTTTATGGATATTCAAATTTATAATGGGTCAATACCCCGTTTGAATAGCGATTTTTATTGGAAGATTTGGACCCCGGTCTTTCCGAGATTTGATTTCAGAGAAAATCAATCCCCCCGGCGGTCATGATTCAAAGGAAGCCCCATCAATAGCGGTATTCCGGAGTGCTGTCCTCATTGCCCGTCTTGCGGTCATGGCATGACTTGCAGAGTGCCTGCCAGTTGCTTTCGCTCCACATCAGTTCATAATTGCCACGATGTGGGACTCGATGGTCAACCACAGTCGCCTGAACGTATCTGCCTTTGG